TGCATTTTTTCTTCTGCACGGATCATCAAATTAATCAAGTTAGGGCCTGCGGAAATATCTTCTTTGATAGACTTCATATCGATATTAGCGATACGTACTACATATCTCCAATCACGCACGGATAAACCGATGTTTTGTTTAAAATGAGTACGATAACCTTGGAACATAGAACCATCAGCTTTGGTTACTGTTACTTCGCCTAAATCTTCTTGCTCTAAACCGCCTTGACTGCCACGTGGATAAATACCATGTACAGTAAGAGGACCCCAACCTACAAGCCACATAGAGGCAAGGTTAGCAGTACCGCCTGCATCAATAATGTTTTTAGCACAATCAGCTTTTTTAATATCCAATGTATTGAAACGTGCGGATAAGCCAATGAATTTTTCTGGTGTAGTTTCATCGCCATAAAAAAGTGTGCGTGCGATTTCTTGGCCCATACTTTCAACAAATGCACTATCTTCTGTTGCACGGAACGCTACAGGGTCATTGGAAAGTTTAACCAAGTCTTTATCCACTTCGGAATATGCTTCCAACATACCACAAGTATCAGTGATTTGTTTTGTAGTGGATTTAGATGGTTGTACACCGCCATACAACATGCGCCATGTAGTGGATGGTAATCCAGTACGTACTGTTGTTTTGTTAGATGTACCATCGTTACATTCAATCATTGTCATGTCTTGAATAATTTCGTTTGTTTGGTTCAATTGCTCAATGATTTGTGCAATTTTACCATTTGGATCCATACGAGTTTGTAAATCCAATAATGTAGGATTGTTAGTTCCAATTGTAGCCATTAATTAATCTCCTTTAATCTTTAAACATGGACGGATACATATTTCGTCTAATAGCTTCATCCGATTGATTATTTGCAGGTCTGTTGTTTCCTGCATTGCTATCTTCGCTTGCCATACCAGCGATATGTGCGAATAGTTGAATTACTTCTACACGATTACCCAAGCCATTTTCTGCTAGGATTTCACGGATATTAGGAATGGTCTTTTCTACTGCTTCAACACCTGCGGCCGCTTGGCTAACAGTAGTATCGAATTTGTTCCCTAATACCTCACGAGCGTTATCTGCATACCCTTTGTATTGTGCTTTGAGCGCTTCTTGCTTTTGGTTTTCGTAAGCCGTTACAAGATTGGTAGCATATTGATTGCCAAACTTAGCCATCTGTAATGCTTGCTCTTGCGTTGCACCTACACCATTAAGCATTTTTGAAAACTCATCTGCGATGGTTTGGTCGACTTCGCCACCATCAAATGCAGTTGAGAAATCATATACAGTAGGTTCTGCAGGTTGGTCGGTGTTAGTATCACCGCCACCGCCTAAAATCGTACTTGGTTGGTCTTGTGTGTTCGTGTCCTGTGGTGTACCACCATTTGCACTATCCGTGTTATTGTTTGTGCCTTGTTCTAAATTTTCATCCATGGTTATTCACCTTTCTTTAATTCGTTCTCTTCAAGTGTTTTAAAATACTTTTGCATCTGAATATTTTCAATTTGTGCTAGGTGGTATTTCTTAACACCCTCTACACCATCGCCAATCTTTCCTAAATCGTTTTGTAATAAAATAGCAACAGCCCTCATTCCCTCATTGAAGAATGTTGTACTGTTGCCTGTGAATGATTGGCTATTCAGTTTTGCTCGGTCTAATATGCGATAAAAAAACCACCTACCAAGTTCATCACTCAGTACGTGGTTCAGCGCTTCAATATCACGCTCTCGCATATAATCTCTTTTTTGTTTCATCTAGTACCCCATTCCCATTAACTGTTGCATTACAGGGTTTCCATCATTTGCTGCATCAGTTGCTTGTTTTGCTGCACTCGCCATTTGAGGTGCTAATTGTGCCGCTTGCATCATTTGTGCTTGTTCCTCTTGTTCCTGTTGTGCCTGTTGTTGTTCTTCCATCTTAGCTTGATATTCATCATTCGATACAATTACTTTTGCAGGTACACCGAGGTTAACACCATAATAATCCGCTGCTTCCTCAAAATTGAATTTTTGTAGGATATTAGGATTGCCCTGTGCCAATGACATTAAGAATGCGAAATACTGCTCTATAGAAGTTAAGGATGATACTTTCTGAGCCTGTGCCAATGGTGAAATGTACTCTATCTTGACATCTTGGCCGTTTAACTCTTCCGCTAATGCTTCATCGATTGGCGGAAACACACCTGCACGATCTAATATCGCATAGGTACGTTCGATAATCGGATTAAGAAATTCAGATAGTAGCCGTTCCACTACAGGCCCTAATTGTTGTAACTTCTCTTGCGTGCGTTCCATGACTTCCCTTGCCGTCATTTGTCCATTGTCCATGTTATCGAGCATAAGGAATAAGTCAGCACTATACGCACGCTTGATACTGTCTTTAACTTCAATGATTTGTTGCATTATCCAATCTAGATTGATACCTACATTAAAGATAGGCTCAACCTTACCGCCTGTATCGACTTCGGTTATACCGCCAGGAAATAGCGATACACTACCAATCACATCGGATGTAACGGCCATTGGTGGTTTTACCCCCAACTCAATAGCGGTTAATCGGTCTAGTTCTAACTTCTGCAACATCATTGCATCAGATTGTGCGAACCATGCACTACCTTTGCCATAACCATTTAGATCATGTGTAGTGTGCCGTGCAATCGGAATAGGCCATTCTTCATAGCCACTATGTCGCAAGATTTCATCATCCCTACTCCCCTCAACCCAGTAAATAGAGGAATAAGGCATGTTCTTGTTACCAAGTTTTCCATTTCTGTCTTTGTTTTCGCACACTAGCCAACAAACAGTATATGTAGATGCATTACCCTTGCCGTCATCGTATGCGTTTTTAATCTTATCGGTACAGTTATCATATCCAAACTCTTCCACGAGTTGGTCGCAAGTCATGTTATACTTTCGCCCAAATGTATTAACCTCACCATTAGCATTGCATTCTAATGCGTAAGTGCCGATTGGATACGATGTGAAACGCACACCAACTTTACCATCAGGCATGATTGACATCGGTGCTTGTCCGAATGGCAACTCCATATAGACTTGGTGAACCACATTGTAGAAATTGGATTTTGCAAATACTGCATACAATATTTCTTCACGTTCGTCTAATACTTTTGCTACTTCACTATTCGCCGCCATATCCGTATTTTCCATGGTTAGCTTAAACCACTTACGGCTAGGTGGTGTCATTCCACTCATTACACCACTAGCAAATATTTGGCAACTTTCCCAAGCAATACCAGTAAGGATTTTATCGGTATATAGTTTCGATTGGTCTTGTTCACCATCGAATACACCAAGGAATGGCAACTGATAATCTCTAATCATCTTCCATTTCTCAACGTATTTTTGACGATTTGTGAACATCTGATTGAATTTAGCTTTTATTTTCTTGTAGTCTTTTGGTTTAGTTACAGGCTTTTCTGTAGGTTGCCTTGCTAGGCTTGATAAGATAGTACTCATATTAACCGCCTAATGTTGTTTTGCCTGTCGCTTGACTTAAAGCGCTAGCCAAGATGGTACTATCATAACCAGTTTTCTTACGCTTTTTATCGGTGAACCATTGCTCATCTTTCTTTTGCGTCATGTCATCAGTCTGTGCGACTGGTGCAGGTGCTGGTGTAGTAACACTTGGTGTCTTAGCTTTCATACACATTCACATTCCCCCTTTACCCAAATGGTTTGTACTCTGTATTCGCTACTCTTCTGTGATTGCCATTTACTTTTTTATTGACCCTAAATGCAAAGGTCAAGGCTAATGCATCGCCTTTATTCGGTGATGGTAGCCCTCTTTCTTTCATGTCCTTTTTGCTTTCAAGTTGTATTCGGCCGTTTTTATCGATGATCGCTTCTGGCCCTACAAGGTCATCATACAATCCTTGCTCATTAGGAATTGAACCGCCCTCTTTTAGCCATTCTTTCATCTCACCCCACATATACGCTCTCATATTGAGGTACATATTGTTAGGCGATGCACCACCAAAGGCAACTAACCGCCATCGTCTACCCATTGACTTACCGATACTATAAATACCAGTGCCGTAACCTTGGTCTATGAATACTGCATCAGCTTTGTATTCATCTTCAAACTGTGCTATTAGGTTAGCCATTCGCATATCATCATCATTCTTTTCAATGGTTGCCAAGCACTTCATGTGATAGCCATTGCGCATTACGATTTCTAATGTATCGCCACCAGTCCATGCAGGGTC